GAACACCAAACCGGGAAGAACAATGTTTACCGTATATAAATTGTTGCAAATGAAATGTTTCTTGGAATAGTAATCGTAAGTGGAATATCGACTTCAACTTACCTTTATTATTAGAGGCAAAAATTGGTGACAATTGGCTTGACACGGTAGACGTGTCGTGATATAACTAAGATTCGTTTTAACAGAAAAGGAGAATCATATATGAACCAAGTAACAATAAACACAGGTAACTTCAACGCAATGGCTGAAGCAATGGGGATGAATGTTGACACTCAACAGAAGTCTCAGGCGAGTACACTTGCTAGATTGCGTGTCAACCATTCACCTATCATGGGAGAGGAAACTATCAATGGTAAAAAGGTTAAGGTTGAGGTTGTGTCTGGTGGCACATATAAGTTGGAGATACCAGATGGTCCGACTTACTATGCCAGTACAGCTACCATACGTCCATACCTACAACGCTTTATGTATAAGCGATTTGTAAAGGGATCAGACAATACACCTAATCGTTATGTCAAAACATTAATGGCTAATGACTTGAACAACGACATGAAGGACAATGACGGTGGCTTCAACTGTGGTAAACCTGCAGGTTACATTGAAGACTTCAAGGCATTACCTGAGAAGACACAAGACTTGATCCGTCAGATCAAACGAGTACGTGTACTGTTTGGTACGGTGGAACTACACAACATCGTAGACGCTACAGGTAAGTCAGTAGAGTTGTCACCACAGGCGTTCATCTACGAGATTGAAAATCGTGATGCGTTCAAAGGTGCAGGTGTAATCTTCAACAAGCTAGGTAAGATGCGTAGGCTACCAGTACAGCACAACGTGTCAATGTCTACTGAAGAGCAGTCAATGCCTAACGGTAACGTGTGGTACTTACCTACATTTACACTTGACTTAGGTGAAACACTTGAGGTGGGTGACGGTGAGCAAGAAACCTTTGCTAATTTCATGGCATGGATTGAGAACTACAACGAGTACATCAAGTCTGCATGGAATGATAATGCCTACAAGAATGACGATACCGACACTGATACGGTTGAGGAGTTCGTAGACATTGACGCAGAGGACTTTGTGTAATGAACCATCCTGCTGAACTAGCAATACATCAGTACCTTGAGAACGCTGCCAACGGTAGGTCTTCTATGTCAGATGAAACAATTGACACAGTAGCACGTGAAGTAGCAGAGGCACTGAAACGTCAGTTCGGTAGTGGTAATAAACGTGGCAAGTTCAGGTTAAGGATGTCCAACATTGGGCGTCCTACTTGTCAACTTTGGTTTGATAAGAACAAACCTGAAACGGCATTACCAAAGCCGACTACATTTGTAATGAACATGATGTTAGGAGATATAGTTGAAGCTGTTTTTAAGGGTGTTCTTAAAGAGTCTAACGTGGCTTTTGAAGACACTGATACGGTTAGCCTTCCAGTGGGAGATAGTAATGATACTGTTGTTTCTGGGAGTTATGATCTTATCGTAGATGGAGCACTTGACGATGTAAAGTCAGCATCCGACTGGTCTTACAGGAATAAGTTTGAGTCATATGATACGTTAGCTAAAGGAGATTCGTTTGGATATGTTGGGCAGTTAGCAGGTTATGCTAAAGCTTCTGGTAAGAAGGTAGGTGGTTGGTGGGTTGTAAACAAAGCCAACGGTGGCATCAAGTATGTACCTGCTGACAACCTTGACATGGAAGCAGAGATGGACAAGATCAGAGAGACTGTTGAGACAGTCAATAAGAACGAGTTCAAACGATGCTTCAAACCTGTACCTGAGTTCTTTAGGGGTAAACCCACAGGCAATACGGTACTCAATGATGGTTGCAAGTTTTGTGACTATCGACATGAGTGTTGGCCTAACATGGTAGAAGAGCCATCACGAATGTCTAAAGCAAAAGACCCTAAGATAGTGGCATACATAGAGGAGTAAACATGATAGGAGAATCGGAGTTAAATGAGTTACAAGAAAACATCAAGGAGATGGAACAGGAACTCATGGAGAAGAAGAAAGCTTTACGAGATGCTAAGTACACAGGACTACGTACTGCAATGCAAGCTCGTAAAGACGCAGATGAAGCTATCCGTCAGGAGCTAAAGGACTTAGGGTATTCACAGACACCTTCCTTTGGTCAGCCTTTACACTGGCACTGGAAGTTCTAGTGGACGGTAGGCGCTTTAAACATGCGCTAAAGCAGGGGTATAGAAGTGGTCTTGAGATTAAAGTCAAGGACTATTTGAGAGAACGTAAGGTACGTTTTAAGTACGAGACTCTTAAAATAGAATGGGAAGACTTGATGTACCGCACCTATACTCCTGACTTCATATTGAGCAATGGTTTAATAATAGAAGTAAAAGGAAGGTTCACATCAGACGATAGGCGAAAACACTTAGCTATAAAAAAACAACACCCTAACCTAGATATACGCTTTGTGTTTGAGAGCAGTAAGCGTAAGTTAAGTAAGGGTGCTAAGAGTACATATGCCTCTTGGTGTGAACGTCATAAGTTTATGTATGCAGACAGGGTTATTCCAGAAGACTGGTTGAATGAAAAAGGTAAAGACAATCATCCAGACTTAGTAGAGTTTCCATACGAAAAAATAAAAAGGAGATGACATGGAAGAAGACCAAACATTTATTAACTTTGATCCAAATGATTTCATCATACGAATTACTCCTGTAATGGAAGACGGTGAGTGGAATGGCGAGATTAATGTAGGTCAAGTAACTACTGGAGAAAATACTTTAAAAGATACAGACTATGGACATCTTAGTATGTTGACAGATATGTTAATATGTGCTATTCCTTTAATAGAAAAGGACGATGCAATTAGAAAAGAACTTTACAAGTTAGTAGAGGAACAATTTGAAAACGATAAACCTAAAGTAATAAAGCGTGAAGGTAACGTTTTAAATGTAAACTTTTAGAAAGGATAACACGAATGGCAAACACAATAGACACATTAACATTTGGAGAAACAACTATTACACTGGACGATCCTGTTAATAGTCCTAAACATTATAACCAAGCAGGTATAGAATGTATTGATGCCATTCGTGCTGCTACCGATGATGGGTTTGAGTACTATCTACAGGGTAATATTATGAAGTACCTATGGAGATACAAGTACAAGAATGGATCAGAGGACTTGAAGAAAGCACAATGGTATTTGGATAAACTAATAGAGGTGGTAGATGATAGTTAAAGTATTTCTTACATTAGATATTGACGAGGAAGAATACCCTATACCTGTTGACGGCTTCATTGACCCAGAGATAGAGGACGCAATGAATGATTTCATTCACGATGTAGACGGTATAAGAATTAGAAACATGAAAATAATTACACAGGAGCAGACATGAACAATTATTTACCAACAGACTACCAAGCATTTATACACACCTCTCGTTATGCTAGGTGGTTAGAGACAGAACAAAGACGAGAGAGTTGGAGTGAGACAGTGTCTAGGTACATTACTAATGTAATAGAGCCAAAGTTAAAAGGTAAAGACTTGTCTGACACTCTTGGTAATATATATGATGCTATACTTAGCTTAGATGTAATGCCTAGCATGAGAGCCATGATGACAGCAGGAGCAGCAGCAGAGCGTGATAACATCTGCATGTACAACTGTTCATACCTTCACGTAGATCATCCCTACGCCTTTGACGAAGCAATGTTCATACTCTTGTGTGGCACTGGTGTAGGTTTCAGCGTAGAGCGTCAGTTCATTAGCAAGCTTCCCGAAGTGCCTGAACTGTTCGATAGTGATACTACCATTGTGGTAAAGGACAGCAAGGAGGGGTGGGCTAAGTCTTATCGTCAATTGTTGGCTCTTCTATGGGCAGGTGAGATACCTAAATGGGATACAAGTAGGGTAAGACCTGCAGGTTCTAGGCTAAAGACATTCGGTGGTAGAGCTAGTGGACCTGCACCTTTAGTTGATCTGTTTAACTTTAGTGTACAGACATTTAAAAATGCACAGGGCAGACAGCTTAGTTCACTTGAATGTCACGACATGATGTGTTTCATTGGGCAGATAGTTGTAGTCGGTGGTGTTAGGCGTAGTGCCATGATCTCTCTGAGCAACCTGAGTGATGATCGTATGCGTCATGCTAAGTCAGGTCAGTGGTGGAACGAGGCTGCACACAGGGCGTTAGCTAATAACAGTGTGTCGTATACAGACAAGCCAGATTCAGAGACATTCATGCGTGAGTGGTTGGCACTAGTAGAAAGTAAGTCAGGC